CTGGAACTATGGTTATTGAAGCTGTTGCATTATCTAGTAAAAACTTCTTTACAACAGCTACAGGCACATCTACTGGTACTAATACATGGGTGCATTCTGGCGGTGCAGGTAATATCGTTACTGTATCTTGTCCACAAACTGATTTAGGACAGCCTACCTATGAAGATTCTGATGGTATAACAATGCTAAACCTACCATTTTATGCAACACCAACAGATGCAGGTCAAGATGAATTTAGTTTAGCTTTTACTTAGTTGCATAGTAATAGAAAAGGGTTTACCCTAGAGAAGATTATAAAAATTTATGTTTATTTTAAAAAAAGAAGCAACCTTTACACATCCTATTGTCTTTTATACACCTGGTGATGGTGGCACACAAAAAGAAGAAACATTTGATGCTGTATTTAAAATTATTCCACAATCTAGAATTAATGAAATAGGTGCTAAAGCACAAAAAAAAGAAAAAGAACTAAAAGAGGGCATATTAGATGGCACAGATATTAGTGATCTTATGATCGCAGATGAAATATTAGTTGGTTGGGATGGTATTACAGATGGTGATCAACCTGTACCATTTACAAAAGCTACTAAAAAACAGGTATTAGATATTGCTGGTTTAGCTAATTTATTAGTTACTGAATATTTAGAAGTTGTTGCACAACAGAAAACAAAAAACTAGAAGGGGCTGCATTGTTTTGGTGCGGTGATCGTATTATTGACGATACAGATAAAGATGACGCTGTACTATTCGATCAGCCCTTAGAACAAAAAAAAGAAGTACAAATGTTTGAAGTTTATAAAGAAAACTGGTTATCAATTACATTATTTTTAGATATACAAACTCAATGGCGTATGGATCAAGGTGTTATTTATGGTCTTGATTACAATGCTATAAAATGGATATTTGAATTAAAAAAAGACGAAATAAAAAAACCTTTAGAAATACTTGCTGACTTACAGGTATTAGAGGCTAAAATAGTAGAAACATTAAATAAAGAAAATAAATAATGGATCTTTCTACCTCTTACACAATAAAAGCACAGGTACAAGGTCAGAACCAAATAGGTGGATTGCAGAAAAGTTTAGGCGGTCTTAAAACAACTACTAATAATACAGCAACAGCAATGAATAAGTTAAAAACTGCTGCTAATAATGCTTTTGGTGTTATGAAAAATTTAGCACCTGCTATTGGTATTGCTGGTATGGGTAAATTAGTTAACGACACTTTAGATTTAGGTGACCAATTAGAAAAAATGAGCCAAAAGACAGGACTTGCTGTACCTGTACTAGATAAATTAAGACAGGCTGCGGATTTAGGTGGTACAGATTTTAAAACTCTTAGTAAAGCATTTCCAACACTTGCTAAAAATATGCAAGATGCATCAGATGGTGTAGGTACAGCTAAAGAAGCATTTGATAGGTTAGGTGTTTCTGTAACTAATAATGATGGGTCATTAAAATCATTAGACACAATGTTTTTTGAAATAAGTGACAAAATAAAAGCTATGGATGATAGAACATTAGCCGCGGCAAATGCTGCTGAAGTATTTGGTACTGGTATGGGTGCAAAGTTAATACCTGTTATGAATCAAGGAAGTGAAGCAATACAAAATCTAAGCACAGGATTTACACAACTAGATGCTGAACGCATGGCAACATTTAATGATAAATTTGCACAAATGGGCGAAAAATTTAATGTACTAAAAGTACAGTTAACATCTGCTGTCTTACCTGCATTAGAAAAATTAGTAGATATAGTTACAGTTGGAGTTGAAAAATTTGCTAATTTACCTGCCCCTGTCAAAGGCATTGTTATTGCTCTTGGTTTACTACTACCAGGGATTATTGCAATAGTACCTTTATTTGGTGCTATGGTAATTTCTATTAAAGCTATAGCTGCTATAAAACTTGGTGCTATGTTTTCTGCTATTGTACCTGCTATAACTGGTTTAATGCCTGTATTAGCACCTTTTTTAATTGGTGGTGCAGTAATTGCAGGTTTAATAGCACTAGGTAAACTTATTGGTACTATTGCAGGGCATATTTTTGCTAATAGAGATAAAATTGGCGAGGCTATGACAGCTATAGGGCAATTTTTACTAAAACCATTTACAGGATTTGCAGAATATGTAGGTAATGTATTCCAAAATGTAGTTACTGCTATTCAAAATGCGTTTAATGCACTTCCTAATTTTGTTAGAAATATAATAACGGCTGCAACCGCACCTATAACAGCCTTTATGAATCGTATAAAAAGTGCTTTAAAAGCATTAAGAAATTTACTTAGGAGAAGGGCATCATCTAAATCAAGTGGCAGTAGTTCAAGTAGTAGTTCAGGCGGTGGTACACCAATGGCTTTAGGTGGTGTTGTTACAAGTCCTACACTAGGTTATTTGGGTGAAGCAGGTAGTGAATATGTTATACCTGCACGAAAAGCTGCACAATTTAGTAAAAATTATTTAGCAGGGTATAGAGGTTCTTCAGCCGTACCAAGATTTGCAGAAGGTGGCTATGTAGCTCCAAATGTGAATATTACAACAGGTGCGGTAACGCAAATGGATGGTACTAATTTTATAACGACAAATGATTTAGCAAGTGCTGTACAAAGTGGTATAGATCAAACATTAACTTTATTGCAATCTGATTTAAGAACTAGAAGATCATTAGGTTTAGGATAATGGCTAATTTTGATATATTAACTTTTTTAGAATATTACTCAGATAAATCAAGCGTTTTAAATAGTAGTAACAAAAGATCACCTACTAATGCTTATCAAAATTTTTATCAATCAGCACAAAATTTAACAGCAGATTCAGCTATAGATCAAAATATGAGTTTTACATACCTTGCTTTTGATGCATCTGGTTTTGCTTCTACTGATGCTGCAAGTATTAGTGATTTAACAATAAATTTAGCTGCTACTGCATCTATTATTGATCTTACAGATACAGCAATTGGGGGTGATCGTCTTGTAATAGCATCACTTTATATACAATCTATAGGACAAGATACATTTAGTAATTCAGCTAATCTTGTATCTAGATTTACAGGTACTATAGATAGTGCATCAGTTAATGATACAACAGTTACATGGACAGTTAGCCCTGCAATATCAAAACAAAAAGCACAAGTTCCATCAAGACGTATTAGCAGTGATTTAATGGGGAGGTTTATTGCTACATGAGTCTAAAAGTTTTTGCTGAAAAAATAAATGCTATTTTAGAAGATGGTACAGAAGTTACAGATGTAACAGGCTATATAATTGACGATAAAAGAGTATATAAATTATCTGATAATACTGTTTTAACTGGCACAAAAAAAATTAAAACTTTTAAATTTGTTAGATTTGTAGTACCACCTGAAATCTTAATTTATATTATGTGTATGGTAAATGAATAATGACTTCTTCAAGTAAAAAAATAAGCGAAATTATAAATAGTAGAGGTTTTGTAAAAGGAACTAATCGTTATATAGGTGGGATTGTTACATCAAGAGGTGGTTTAATTAAAGCAGAATCACAAAAAAAATCAGAAGTAGGTCAAGATGCACAGATATTAGATGAGAGTCTAGAAAATTTTAAAAAACCTAATTCAGATCTTGATGTTTCACAAAAAATAGCAAAAACAGGTGAAACTGTACCTATAGTCTTCGGAAAAAGAGCTAATAATATTGGGGGTATATGGATGCAACCAAGCCTAATAAAGGCAGGTACAGCAAGTTTTGTACAGAAGCTATTGTTTGTTATATCACAAGGTGAAATTGTAAGTAGTCCAACAAAATCTAGATCATTTACAGGATTAAGAAAACTTAGTTTTTTAGATGATACATCCATAACCTTAACTCATATTTATAGTACTGCTGCATCTTTAGCATCTTCACCAAATTCATGCCCTATTACTGGTACTGGACTTTTTTGCGGTAATGATATTTATACATATTTGCACGAAATAAAAAAACCTTCATCAGGTACTTATTTAGAAACAGAACCAGACACAGGAAAAGATTTTGAGGGTATTAGAACAAAAACATTTGGTACAGGTGATACTTCTAATACTACTTTTGTGATGTCATTACAAGTATTTGACGCAGAAACAGGAGATAATGTTACAACTGCTTGGCAAACTTATCTTAATGTAAGCAGTATGGAATTTGGTTTTAATCAAAGGCGTAATTTTAGTACTGGTGCTTTACTTGGTGGTAATAATCCAGGTACTATTGTTGATTTAAATGCACAATTTTTTAGCGGAAATCTTATACCACCAATTAATTCTTCAACTGTTGCGGCTGGTACATATACACAAAGTCGATTGGATGCTTTAAATGCAATCAGTGGCGGTAGAACAAAATTTATTAATAAATGGACATTTGTTTCGGTAGATACACAAACAATATCTTCTAACCCCGCAAGTACTGGCACATTAGATGGAGTACAAGATGAGATAACAGTAGGTACAAGTACAGTTGTACAGAATACATCTAATAACAATTCATCTTTCGCTGATATTACATTTTTAGCTACATCAGGAAATTTATATGAAACACCAGGTTCTGGTACTTTTCCTAGCTCTACAAAACAACTATATATATTCTATGAAGAAGGTGTAAAAGTAGATTTATTTAGTGCGGGCTTATCTGGTTCTAGTTATACACAGGGTGCAAGCAATCAATTCATAGATTTAGCAATGTACTTATTCAAACTATATAAAAAAATTGATGGTAATAATACAGCAACTATTGTTGCACCTGTAGAGCTTTCAAATTTACAAAGTCTTTCTTCTTTCTGTACAAATAACAGTATGTTTTTTAATGGCATAATTTCTAAGGCTGTTAATATTGTTGACTTTATTACAAAAACATCACCATTTTATTTTTTATCATTTCTATCTGTAGGTGGTAAATATCAATTTGCACCAATTTTACCTATTAATGGAAGCAATCAAATAGATATAACTGCATTAACACCTACAATGACATTTACAGAGGCAAATATTATACAAGGGTCATTTCAAAAAGGTTATTTGAGCGTAGAAGAAAGAAGAGATTTTGTTGCCAATTGTATTTATACTGAATGTATACCAACTGAAGTTGCTAGAAGAAAAACTGTTAGTGTTAGATTTTCTACAAGTGCATTAGATGCACCTACAGAACAATTTGATATGTCAGATTTTTGTGAAGATGTAAATCATGCAATACTCTATGCAAAATATGAGCTAGCAAGACGTAAGCATAGTACACATGTTATAAACTTTTCTACACCATTGTTAACAACAACACTTATACCAACAAATATTATAAAACTACAGTTACAAAGAAAAAATAGTGTAGGAGATGATAGAACAGAAATAGAATATTATCAAGTTTCTAGCATAACTTATGATAATAATGGCGTAAGTAATATAGAAGCTGCACATTTTCCACTTGATAGTAATGATAAATCAGAAATATCTTTAGATGTTACATCTGGTACTTTTACTGTTTTACAATGACAACATTTCCTTCATTAGAGCCAGAAACAAGAGCTTTAGTATATGGGTCTTACCCACAAAGTACACATGAAGGTCTTAGTGGTGGTAATGTTAGATTTTTATTAGGTACAAAAAGACTTGCACAAAGATTAACAATTACATATGAATATTTAACAGAAACAGAGGTACAAACTCTATTAACACATTACAACGGACAAAACGGATCTATAGAACCTTTTGATTTGTCTAGTCAAGTATGGGCAGGTTATTCTACACCACCTGTTAGCAGTAGCAGTTACCAATGGAGATATGCACAGTCATTTCAAATAAGTATATCTTCACCTAATAGGTATAGTACATCCATAGAGCTAATTAGTGTACCTTTATAATGGCTACTTTTCCCTCAATAATACCGACAACAAGACTATATACACAAGGTGATTTTCCTAGTGCTATACAAGCTTCATCAAGTGGCTCTACAACAGGATTTAGGAGAGGTAATAGACGAATAAATCAAACATTACAGCTTACATTTGATAACTTAACAGAAACGCAAGTAAATCTGATAAGAACACATTATGATGGGCAAAATGGTAGTTTTGAAATATTTTATTTATCTTCTAGTACATGGAGTGGTTATACATCACCACCTGTTGCGTTGGTTTCAGATTACGCATGGTTGTATTCAACCCCACCAACAATATCTGATGGCATAGTAAGTAAATGGAATGTAGAAGTAGAACTTGTATCTGTACCTGTTGATATAGGTGATTTATTATTTGATGCTGGTGATTCTTCAACAACTGCAAGAGCTTATATATTAGATGGCTTAACAAGTAGCTCATCACCTGCTAGAACTAATATAATAGATGCAGGTAGTTCTGTTTAAAAATGACAATTACATTAAATGCTTTACAAAAGCAAAGAAGGGATACTGCTAGTAATTGGACATCTAATAATACAGTATTACTCGCTGGGGAATGGGGTATTGAATCAGATACTAAGAAATTTAAAATAGGTGATGGTACAACAGCATGGCAGTCATTAGACTATATTCCAATACCAGATATAAATAGGTTATTGCCTGGTAATCTAACTGTTGGTGGTAATTTTACTGTAAATGGAACTACAACAACTATAGATACAACAACACTTACTGTAGAAGACATTAACATTGAAATAGGCAAGGTTTCTACACCCTCAGATACTACAGCAGATGGTGGTGGTATTACTTTAAAAGGTGCAACAGATAAGACTATAAATTGGGTAGATTCTACAGATTCTTGGACATTTTCAGAACATTTAGATTTAGCTTCAGGTAAGGTTTTAAAATCAGCAGGCACACAGTTTTTATCATCTACACAATACACAGGCAATTCTGCAACTGCTACCGCATTAGCTACAGCTAGAACTATAGGCGGTGTTAGTTTTGATGGTACTGCAAATATAGATTTACCAGGTGTTAATACTGTTGGAAATCAAAATACTACAGGATCAGCAGCAACCCTAACAACACCTAGAACGATTGCAGGGGTTAGTTTTGATGGTTCAGCAAATATTTCTTTAAATAATAATGCTATTACTAATGGTGCTGGTTATATAGATGGTTCTTCCTTAAATGCAAGTAATTTAAGTAGTGGTACAGTACCAGATTCTAGACTACCTACTACTTTACCAGCTATAAGCGGTGCTAATCTCACTTCTCTTAACGCAAGTAATTTAGGAAGTGGTACAGTTCCAGATGCACGTTTACCTTCCTCTATAAGTTCAGATATTACAGGTAATGCAGCGACAGCAACCGCATTAGCTACAGCCAGAACAATTGCAGGGGAAAGCTTTGATGGTACTGCTAATATTACTTTAAATAATTCAAATATTACTAATGGTGCTGGCTACATTACAGCAACCCTAACTAATGAGGAAGTTCAAGATATTGTAGGAAACATGCTATCAGGTAACACTGAAACAGGTATTACAGTTACATATCAAGATTCTGACGGCACTATAGATTTTGTTGTTGCTAGTCAAACAGATGAAAATTTTACAACTACACTTAAAAATAAATTAGATGGAATAGAGACAGGTGCAGATGTCACAGATGCAGCGAATGTAAATTCTGCTGGCGCAGTGATGAATAGTGATACTTCTACAGCATCTATGAATTTTGTTGTAGATGAGGATAATTTTTCAAGTAATTCAGCTACAAAAGTACCAACGCAACAATCAGTAAAAGCTTATGTAGATGCAAATGCTGGTGGTGGTATTTCAAGCTTAGTTGAAGATACTACACCACAGCTAGGCGGTGATTTAGACACTAATGGTCATAATATAAAGTTGGGAGATAATGACGTACTGCGACTTGGAGATGGACAATTTCAAATATTTCACGATGGTTCCAATAGTTTTCTTAACAACTTTACAGGTAATTTAGAACTAAGACCTAAAGCGGGTGAAGCTGGTGTATTAATGGTTCCTAATGGTTCTACTGAACTTTATTATGATGGTGTTAAAAAGTTTGAAACAACCAGTGGTGGCTGTACTTTAACAGGTACACTTACAACAACATCAGGAATAAATGCTGGTAACAATATCAGCATGGCTGACAATACAAAACTAAAAGCTGGAACAGGTGATGACCTACAAATTTTTCACGATGGAACTAATAGCTTTATAACAAACAATACTGGTATCTTTTTACAAAGGGCTGATGATATTCGTCTACAAAATGCTGGTGGGTCTGAGGTAATGTTAGATGCCACAGCAAACGGAGCCGTAAATTTATATCACAACAACAGTAAAAAATTAGAAACTACA